CGTGACCGCGCTCGCAATGGTCCCGAGCGGGAAATCCACCGTCCAGTGGAGCGGGTCGAATCGCTTGACCCACGTCGTGACGACCGGCGCATCTGCGCTCGTGAACCAGTGATTCACTCAGACGTCCTTCCGAAGCGCGGACCGGACTGCGCGGGCAATTTGCCGCGACGATTGGCGAAGGGCTTGCGGTTCATTTGCCGTTGGCAAAACCACCGAGATCGCGACGCGCACGTCGCGCGTCCTAGCGCCCGGTAACGCCTCGATGCGGCCGCCGTTCGAAGGGACGAACAATTCCGGCCCGCGTTCGCCCACCAGATATGGACGGCCGCCGCTCACCGGCCCTCCGGTTGCCCGTCCGGGCGACCCGAACAGGCCGGCAATCAACCCGCCAATGCCATTCAGGAGACCGGCCCCCACGCTTCCTCCCCCCGAGGGCCTGAATAGCGCTCGAAGCGATGCGGACGCGATGTCCGACATCGCCGTCATTGCAACTTTCTTCAAATCATCGAAGCCGATTTTGCCACTGGTGATCGCGCGAGAAAGTGCGGAATCGATCAGTCGTCCCGCTCGGCCCGCACCGCTCACCAGCGGGCCTTCGAGCTGGCCCCGCATGCTCGCCACATCGCGCGCAAAGGCGCCGGTGTCGGCGCGAACACTGATCACCATCCGTTCGATTTCTTCGTCCATCAGCTTTCTCGATCATCGGGAAACCGGAACCGCAGCCTATCCATCGCCGTGCGATCCATCTGTTCACCGTGCTGGCCGTCCAAACCGAGGGCCGTTGCAAATTCGGCTGGCGTCGCGTTCCAGAATTCCGCAGGCCGCCAACCCAGCAGCGAAGAGGCAAATCCAGCCAGCTCCGTCGCCCGCTCCCCGAACTTCATCGGCCTTTGAGAATCTGTTCCAGGACCAGCCGCAGCGTCGGACTAATCCCCGCCAGCCCCTTCTCGACCACGGCTTCGCCGATGCGCTCCCTGGTGATCGCCGCCGGCCTGCCGGCCGACAGGTGGTCGAACAGCACGGCAATCTGGAATAATGCGAGCTTCCCCTCGCTCGCCCGCTCGACCAGTCCGAACAACGGCCCGAGCTCCTCCTCGGCGCCGACAAGAGCGGAAAAGCTGGGCCTCAGCAGCAGCGTTTCGCCGCCGACCTGGAGACTGGCCTCGCCTCGATGCGGATTGGGGCGGCTCACAACGACACGACCGCGCCCGAGCTTTCGAGCGCGAGCGTGTAGTTCCGCTCGCCATTGAAATCGCCTGCATAGTCCAGCCGAGTGACGAGGAACGCACCCTGCATCCGCTCGCCGCTCTCGAAGGCAAGCTCATAATCTTCGAGCGCACCATTCAGCGCGAGCGAGCGCACCTGCATCTCCGCGGAGCTTCCGGTAAAAATGCCGCTGGCAGCCACCGAAACGGAGCGCACGCCGGCCCCCGAAAGAAGCTCGCGCCAGCCGCCGCTTCCCTTGTTCGTGATTGCAACTGCATCGCCGTTGATCGACAGCTGCGTCGTTTTCAGCCCCGCGACCGTGCTGAACCCCGGTGGGCTCGCGCCATCGCCGATCTTGAGCAGGAATGCGCTCCCGCGTTCCGCCGCCATATATCTCTCCTTGCATGATACCCTTCCCGCTTGCGGGAGGGGGGTGGGCCCGTTCAGCTCGCGAGAAGCCGCGCCCGAAAATCGATGGCCGTCGCCCAGGGGCCGGCAACGTCGCGAATGGTTCGCCGGCGGATCAGATTGATCGACACAAGCTGCCAGGCTCCCGCCACGCCCACCGCCAAAACTTTCTCTTCGACACTATCGGCGAGCGCCTGGAGCCGCGCCGGCTGGTCGTCCCAGACGGTGACGGCGACCAGTACCTCGCGCCCGCCACCGCTTTTGTGACTCCAGTCGCTCTCGTTCGACGCGTCGATCGCCGCGTAAGGAAAGGCCGCGCGCGCCGGCGGACCGTCGAACACGCCGGTCAGCTCGGGCACCGTTGCGATCGTCGCCGCAAGCGCGCCCTGCAGGTTCCCACCCGCGCTCATGGCCGGTTTCTACCCGCGAACCTGATCAAAGGGTCGGTCAGCCATTTGTGCAGCAGGCCGCGCGCCTGAAGGATGACCGAATCCGCGCTGACTTCGACGTTCACGCCCCGCCCGCGGAGTGTCGCCGCGATCTCGGCCAATCGTCTGCTTTGCGCCGCCCGCGCGACCGCATTGGCGCGCACCACCAATCCTTCCATCATGCGCGGGTCTCCTCGCAGCGCAAGACCAGGCGGTCGGGATAGCGCGGGTCGTCGAGCAGCTGGCGGATCATCAAGGTTCGCTGTCCCCAGCGAATGCGCTGATCGATCACGACGCCCTGGCGCCGGCGGATCGTCACCCGGTGTTTCGGCATTGCGCTCAGCGCCATCGCTTCGCTCTGCGCTCCGACGCCTTCCAGCTCGACGGCCGCGAGGCAACTTGCGACGGGCTCCCAGCCCGATTCCCGTACCCCCGTCGGCGTTCGCGTCGCGACAGGCCGCTCGATAGTGATCCGCTGACACAGCGCCCCTGCGAACTCGATCATGCCAGTTTCATCCGGCGAAACGGGCGCCACAGTGCTGTCACTGCAGCGGGAATTTGGCCGCCGTCCCCGTCACGCGATGTGAACAGATAGGCGACCAGCCTCAGGACCCCGTGGCGAATCGCTTCGTGAACGCCGTTCTGCGTAACAGCCATGCCAGCCGTCCCGCTGACCTCGACAATCCCCTCGACGCCGGGATCGACGATGCGGATCCAGCCACAGCCGTTCGCGTCGATGTCGGTCGCATACGCCGAAGCGGGCAGCGATGCGCCTGAATTGACCAGGCCGGAAATGGATCGAACCGGATAGATGCTCAGCCGTTGCCACTCTCCGCCGGCGGCCAGCGTTTCGGTGAAACCCCGCTCGATCACGACCTGGCCGAGGAAGGCTTCGCAAAGGCAGCTCGCGGACCGGATCAACCCCGCCAGAAGTGCCTCTTCCTCACCCGTTTCGATTCGGGCGAATGCCCGCGCCTCGGCGAGTGTGACGATCGGCTCGGCCAGTTCGGCGTTCGGCATCAGCGCTTCTCCACGCGCAAGACGATCGACCGGCTGTCGGTCAGCCCTGACGAAAGCACAACATGGTTGGTGAGTTGGTAGAGACGGCCGGCGACTCCGCCTGCGGCGGTAGCGGTCGCGACCTTGTCGTCGAAGCTGCTGGCGACCAGCGACACCCCTCCGGTCTCCACCGGCGTGACCTGCCAGTCGCTTTGGGAGAGGGTATCTCCAGTCAGATATTCGGCGCCCCAGTCGACAGTGTAATCGAGCGCCGCCTCGGGGTCCTTGAGCAACAATGTCATGTCTGTCCTCGTCTATCGTGCCGGATCAGCGTGGTTCGGGCTTGAGCGTCGCGTCGGGCTTGGGGATCATTCTGCGCGCCGGCGGCGCACCCTTGACGTTGCCAGGTGCCTGCGCGCTCATCGGCAGCGCAGCGATCGGCTGGCCCGCGATCACCACGCGAATGTCCTCCCGCTGATCGGCGCTCCCTGGCGCCCGCTTTGCCCGTCCGCGTCCATCAGTAAGGCGCCCACCGGACCTTCAGTCGCGGATTTGTCAGCGTTCGCCCGCCGCCGGCCTCGTTCGGGGCATATTTCTGGTGGAGGAGGACGGCACCCTCTCCGAACAGCGTCTCCGCCATCTTTGTCGCGTTGGTGATGTCCTTGACCCTGAAGACCGACGCCCACAGGCCTGTCGTAAAGCCGGTAGTCAGGACGCTTGGGTCGCCCGTCGGGGTCAGCTTTGTGTAGACGCCGTGGAAGATCGCTCCGCTTCCGCCTTTGTTTCGGAACTGGATGTTGGTGTAGATCGAATCGCTTGCGGGAATGTCGGCGGTGACCATTTCCAGCATCTCGATGAGCTGGCACCGGCGCGGCGCCGAATGCGGGAACTGCGTATCGCTGTTGCCCGCCTGAACGGTCGGCATCAGGCTTTCGCGTTCAAGCTCCGGGCAACGCACGTCGGCGCTGGTTCCCGCGACGAGCGTGTAGGGATAGCCGCCGGCGACGTGTATCGTAACGTCGGGTCCTACTAGGATCCGGCTCCTGGTCTGGATCCCCCCGTAAATCGACGACGCCGACACATTGGCGTTGGTCAGCCTTGCTCGCCGGATCGTTACCGAGTCGTCGAGATTGTTCCCGACGAAGATGCCGGAAAAGGTGCAGCCGTTTCCGCTCACGTCCAGGCTGATGTTGCGCATCGACCCGTAGCTCGTGTCGGCAAGCTCGAAGTTCGCGAAATGCTCCACTGGATAGCCTGGCGCGGTTGCGTCGTTCGGTGCGCCGTCGAACGGATCGCGATAGGTGATTTCGACGTCGACGTCCTCGATGACGGCCGGCGCGCTGCCATCGGTCGAATTGCGGATGATGAAGCAGTCGAGCGCTCCGATCAGGTTCCCACTGCTCCCGTTCGTCCTCGCCTCGACGATGTTGCCGCTACCCTTGACGTCGATGATCCGGCCGCCGCGCGACGGCGTCAGGGCGATGCTCCGGCAGAATTTCGCGCCGCTTTCGTCCCTCAGGCCGTTATTGCTGCAAACTACCTGCCGCACGGTGCCGTCGCGATAGTCGTAGCCGGTCCCCGGGGCTCCGGAAATTGCACCGGGCTTGATGTAGAGGATGCCGGTGCAGGCGGTGCCCGTATTCCCTTCAATGACGACGTTGAACACGCCGTTGGAATAAGTTGGGTCGTCGGCTGCATAGGCTCCGATTTGCGATCCTATCGAACAGAAATAGGCGTGGTTCTCGAAGCTGTTGCCGAGGATACGAATATTCTGGGTAACCTTGTCCGCCGCCTTGATTGCGATGGCATCGTCCCCGCCTGCCGGCCTTGCCTTGAAGCGATTTCGGAGGAAGGCGCTGTTGCTGGCTTCGAGCTGGAATCCGTTCGACCCCTCCGTTCGACAATTCACCATCGTGAATCCGTCGGCTGAGGGGCGGATGTAAGCGTGATAACCGCCCGCTTCCGGCTCCTTGACCAGGAAGGCCCCGTCGAGCTCGCAGTCGCGTCCCTCGATGTCGAACGGGCGGACGCCGTCGAAACCGCCGGTCAGTTTCCATGTTCCGCCACAGACTCTCGTGCGGTCGCCACCGATGAATAGCATCGGCGTCGCCAGTTCGTCGGCGGACTGGATCGTCGCACCGCGGGCGTCGATGGTGAGGTTGCTGCCGAAGCTCAAAAGCGTACCTGACACGACGTAGGTCCGCGCCGATAGCTTGATCTCGCCGCCGCCTGAATTCTCGATTCTCGTCAGCGCCGCCTGGAATGCGGCGCTGTCGTCGGTGATTCCATCACCGGCGGCGCCGAACCAGCCGATCTCGACAGCACCCGAGTAGCGGCGAACCCAGGCGCCCGACGCCCCCGCTGCATCGGATTCCGGCGCAATGAACAAGGCTTGGGCGGGATCGGACGCGACCTCGGCGGAAAGATCGGACGGATCGTAAATGAAGAGCCCCTCCCGGTCCCGCTCGAAAAGCAGCACGGGCTTCGACCGATCCGCGAGCGATGCCAGCGCGCTCCTCGACCCGGCGCAAGCCGAAGTGCCGCTTTGCATGGCCTCGAACCATTCGGCCGCCGCGACCAGCGCGATCGTCTTCGATCCGCTGCTGAAATTCGTGGGGCTTCCGCCGATCGGCGCGCGGGCGATGGTGCCGTCGCCAAGCATTGTCCCGCGTCCGACCTCGGTCTCCACGGGTTTGTCGACTCCGATCGCCGAATAATAAAAACTCTCGCCCGGCTGGATTTCGGCCGCGAAGCTTCGGTACCCGAAGACTTCCGATCCGAGCACGAAATTCCCGGTGCCCTCGGTGCTCGTATAATTGCGCACGAGGTCGATGAACCTCGGCTGGAACGAATCCGCCAATTGCGGCTCCTTTGAATTCGATTGGAAGAAATGGGGCGGTCCGAAAGGGGTACCGAACCGCCCCCGCAAGTCAGACGAACTGAAGCAGCTTGATCGCTTCCGAGTTCACGACCTGCCCGCCCACGCGCTTGGTGGCGTAGAAGTGGACGTAGGGTTTGTGCGTGTAGGGGTCGCGAAGGATCGTCGTCGCATTGCGTTCGGCAATCACATACCCCGCCTTGAAGTTGCCGAACGCGATCGACAGCGAACCCGCCGCGATGTCCGGCATGTCCTCCGCTTCGATCAGCGGATAGCCGAGCAGCGTCGCCGGCTGGCCCGCCGCCAGGCTCGGCTGGAACATGAAAGCGCCATCCGCGGTCCGGAACTTGCGGATTTCGGAAGCCGTCGCCGAGTTCATCACGAACGCCGCGCCCTGCCGGTAAGGGGAGCGAAGCGACTGCACGAGGTCGATCAGCACGTCCTCGGGATCGCTCGCCGGGAAAGCCCCAGCGGCGCCGGTTCCGATCGTCTGCAGAGTTCCCATCGGCCGAACCGCGTCGAGCGCCGTCGACGTCGGCGAGCTCAGGAAGCCGAGCGGCTGGTTGAGTCCCGTGCCGTTGACGAACGCCGCACCCTCGGCCCGCGCGAACTCGGTCGCGATTTCCTGCGCGAGCCACGCCTCGACGTCGAACATCGCATCGTCGAGCATCTGCTGGCTCGCTGCCGGATTGGCATAGAGTTCGCCCGACGCGGGGACGATCTCGGTGAAGGTCGGAGTCCCCGTTTCCGGCCGGTCGGCCTCGAAGCCTGCCCAGCCCGAAGGCGTGCCGCCGCTGGCGATCAGCTTGCGATAGCCCGCGCTCCCGACCTTGACGACATTGGCGATCGAACGGATCGGCGAAATGGCTTTGAGCGTGCTGGCGATCTGCTCGTCGATTTCCTTCGGCACCGCGTAACCCCCGATGGAATCAGAGGAATTTCCGATTGCCTTGACTTCCAGTCCGGCTTCAATTCCATTTCGCAAATATTGTTCAGTGAAAATGTTTGCTTCATGCGACTTTACACCGTCGAGCGTCGGCCGCCCTTGAATCGCACCGCTGGCGATCTTCGCCTTGAGGACGTCCAGCTCGGCCTTCAGCGCCGCAACGCCATCCTCTTCGCGCTCCAGGACGTCGAACGACTCCTCAAGCGCATCCGCCTTCACTTCCACCATTCCGCTTCTCTCCTGTGTGAAACCCAAACAAAAAGGGCCGCGGATTCCCGCAGCCCTCACATTCGTCATCTTGGCGAAGGCCGGGATCTCAGCGAGGCTAAGCCTCCACCGCATGAACCCGCGCCAGCTTCTGCATCGGCCGTGCCACAAGGCTGACTTCGACCAGGTCCAACGCCCGCAGCTCGCGCATCCCGGCAGCTGGGGCGGCCTCCCTCACCCGATAGCCGAAGCTCAGTCCGCGCAGCCCGCGCCGCAGCAGCTCGCCCACTCGCGCATCCAGAACTTCAGCAATGACTCTCAACCCGCGCCTGTCCTCGCTCAGATGTTCGATGCGTCCGACCGGCTGGCCCTTGTGCTGCAGCAGCAGCGGAACCTCGCCGACGTGCTTGACCGCATCCGCGAACGCGCCTCGCCTCACGATATCACCGCCGCTGTCCGGCCGGTCGAAGACCGCCGCATATCCGGCGAACCTCACGCGCTCACCAGTCCCGTCAGCCTGAGCCGCACCGCGATCCCAATCAGCAAGGCCGCAAGCGCAATCCGGATGAGCCAGGTCACCACCGCGCGCCATGCCGTCCTTTTCGCATCGCGCCACGCCGACAGAAGCTCCCGAAGCTCGTCCATGTCCCGCCGCGCTTTTTCATCATCCAGCCCGAGCGCACCCAGCGCCCGCCGCGCCCCCGCCTGGCTCGATTCCTCGACCAGCGCCCGCAGCGTCACGACGTCGAGTGCCCTGCCGTTCGCCTGCGCGACGAGCGTCGCCAGCAACGCATCGTTCGTCATTCGGCTTTCTCCGCGGCAAACCCCAGCATCGCCCTCTTCTCCGCATCGCTCAGGAACGCCGCCGCCCCGACCTGCTCCCACAATTTGGCCCGGTCCTCGGCAAGCTCGCTGATCTGATCGGTATCGACCGCAAGGGTAACCGGGCCCATCCAGTCGCTCAGCATCGCCGAAAGGTCGCCCAGGATCCGCCCCGCCATTGGCAGGATCGTCTGCCGGTACAGCGCCCGTCCGGCCTCGCGCGCATTGGCATAGGTGGCGTCCCCCGGCAGCCCGACCAGTACCGGGGGAACGCCGAAGGCGAGCGCGATGTCTCGCGCCGCGCCTTCTTTCAAAGCCACGAAATCCATGTCGGCGGGCGTCAGGCTCAGCGCCTGCCACTTGAGCCCGCCCTCGAGCAGCAGCGGCC